CGCGGAGGATGCGCAGGTTTACGCGGCGATGGAATTGGACCCATACCGCGAGTATTATGAGGAGTATCTGGACCAGCTGCAGACAGGGGACACCGAATGGCTACGCCGGTGGATTGGATGGGAAGTAGCGGATAAGGTTGGTGAGGCGGTTGAGATTCTAAAGATGTGGATTCGCGCAGAGTTGTCTGGGCAAACCATGGGCGCGAGGCTGTGAAGGGAGGCAAGGAAGGATGGCGGATAGGAAGTTACTCCATCAATTGTTGGATAAGGTCCTGGATGTACAGGAGCAGACAGTCCATTGTGCGAGTGTCGATTTTAGTAACTACGGACATGACATATCGGTCTGGGTAAAGCTGGGCGGCTGGCGTAAGGGAACGAATTTTGATTTCAATAAGGGTTTTGATATGGACGAGGTGGGCAGTGAAAGGTTCCGCAAGACATTGGAGTACCTGGATGGATTGCTGCCAAAAAATATGGACCCCAGCGGCGGCAACCGCGGAGAAGTCCAATAACAAAATAAACTAAACACCCTTAGTATAAGGGATTTTAAAGGAGATTGCAAGATGAAAGTGATTAAACTGGTTTCGGCCAGATTTGAAAATTTTAAAAAATTAAATCGGACTGTCGAGTTCGGTGAGAAAAGAACGCAGATTTTTGCTATGAATCGGACTGGAAAGTCAAGCGTGGCGGATGGAATCTTCTGGGTTTTGTTTGGAAAGTCTAGCACAGGGAAGAGCGAGGGAAAAGAATTTCGTCCCAGACCTTATGATTCCCGGGGCGTTGATGTCGACCATGTGGATGTGGTGGCGGAGTTGGTGCTTCTGGTAGACGGCGTTGAAGTCGTTCTTAGAAAGACTCAGCGGCAGAACTGGGTACGGAAGCGCGCAACAACAACAGAAGTCCATGAGGGAGATAAGAACATATATTCATGGAACAATGTGGAAATATCCGAGACAGAGTTTAAGCGCCGCATTGCTGATATTGTATCGGAAAAAAACTTCATGCTGATTACAGACCCGACCGCGTTCTTTCGGTTATCGAAACAAGAAAAGTTGGATTTGATTCTTTCGCTGATTGCCAATGTAACCGAAGAACAAATTCTGATAGAAGTTGGCGGCTTCGATGAGCTTTTGAAATTTATCCAGGATGGAAAGACTCTGGAAGAAGTAAAGGCCACTTCCAAGCGCTCCATTTCGGATATGACCAAAGAGCGTGACCAGATTTCGGCATTTATCAACGAGAGAAGCAAGGATATCGTTGATATTGATGTTTCTGATATGGAACTACAGCGGAATGTAATCAACGAGAAGATTGCCGAGATTGACCAGAAAATCGAGGATTCTACGGCGGCAATTACTGATTATGATGAAAAATCTAAAAACATCATTGATTTAAAGATGAAGCAGTCGGAGATTGTTCGGGTATCTAATGAAGGTCTGGTTAAGCAGAAACGAGAAATTCAAAAGCGAATTGATAAGGCTGATGATGATTTTCGGGTGGCCATGCAGAAGCAGACGACGGCAGAGATGGAAATTGAACGCCTAAGTCGTATTGTTGAGAGCAACAAAATCCTTCGGGCAAAGCTTTCACAACAGGTCGAGATTGAAGAGGCAAAGTCATTCCCAGAATATGTGGAACCGGAACCATTATCTTCCGATGCACTGATTTGCCCAACCTGCGGGCAGGCTTTACCAGAAGAATTGAAACGAAAGAAAATTGAATCCTTTGAAGTGGATAAAAAGCAACTCTGGGAGAAGTACGAGGCTGATAAGGCAAAATTTGAAGCGGACCAGAATGCTTCGCTGGACAAAATATGCCAAGAGGGCAGGGCCTGCGTTGAGAAAATCAACAATGCAAAAGAGGATTTAAAGACTGCTGAAAAATCCTTGGATTCAGCGAAAGCAGACAAGATGACTGCAAATGCGGATAAGACAAAGGCAATGGAAGAACTAGAGGCACTTCCAGAACAGGTGGATTTATCAGATAACCAGGAATATGAAGCCCTGTGTATGGAAATCCAGGCAAAAGAGGAAGCCCTGCGGAACATGAATACCGGCGCTGATTACCGTACACAGTTGAGAAACGAAAAAGCTGAATGGGAGACACAGCTTGCCGAGGTAAACCAGAAGTTTGCCGCTGTGAACAAGTCCGATGAAGCCAAAGACCGTGTGGCAGAACTGGAAAAGCAGTTTAAGGATAAAGTTCAGCTGATTGCCGACCAAGAGCGGATTTTGATGATGTGCGAAGAGTTTCAAACAGCCAAGGACAATTATTTGACCGAAGAGGTAAACAAGCACTTTGAAAATGTACGGTTCCAGTTATTCCGCCAGCAGAAGAATGGTGGCGTAGAGCGTGTATGTGATGTTTATACAAAGAACGGTTCCCCCTATGGAGATAACACGACCAGCGGCGCAGAGAAACTGATTATAGGACTGGAAATCATCAATGTTCTATCTGGAATTATCGGAGTCAGCGCCCCAGTAATCGTAGACAACGCTGAAAAGGTATCGGAGGGCAATATGCCGGAGATTGATACCCAGATGATTATGCTGTCGGTTTCCAATGACGAGGATTTCAGAATTGAAAAGGAATGACATAGAAGATAAAGTGACTCCCTTAACACTTCTCTTTACACTATCAACGTTAATCTGGTCTGTTAGAAAAATTCTTATTGAAGAATATGGGTTTTCTGATATCAAAGCAAATACAGCTATATTGATTGCTGTCGATGCAGAAAAACAGATTAGCAAATTAGATGCGAGGGAGAAGTTATGAGAGATTTGGAGAGCGAATACCGGGTTATTGAAATGTTACATGCCATTAAGATTTTCATTGAGGCGGCCAAGAGGTTGACACCAGAAGATATTGATGCTTTAGAAAAAGTTGCGGATTTTATGAAAAAGTCAAAGCCTCAAGAACCATGTGAAATGACCATTTCAAAAATTGAAAAGGCGTTGGGACATCCAATAAAGATTATAAAGGAGCATAGTAATGAAAAAATGTGAGGACTGTGACGAGTGCGTATATATTTGCGAGGGGGATTTCGCCTGTATGAAAGAGGAACCTAGAATAATATTGGTGGATTTTTCAACCCAGACAGATGATTACGGTTGGTGCAGAAGAAAACATAAGGAGAATTAACTTATGAAGCTGAACGTTACGAATCACCCATACTATTGCAGTAAAAGCAACTACTACGTTGGCGGTCCCGATAATTTTGGAAGAAGCGAATATGATAGCTGGTCAGATTTCAAGGAAGAATGGCTGGGAATAGGAGATGATTCATTAGGAATTGATTCCGACCTTAATTACTGTGTTAGATTCGATATTACGCAGAACGAAGACAGTGGTGCAAAAGATTTATGGTTATTCTTCTTATTACAACGTAAGGGAATTTTTAGTCCTGTACAGGTAAGAAACATCAAGGATTCAGATATGCCAGAGATTGAGAAATTCTTGAAAAGGCAGTGGAAGTATATAAAGAAAATGTGGAAGGAGTTTAGCGATGCTGATTAAAGTTCAGTTTTTAAAAGGTGACAAGCCATCTGGCAGGGCATATACATACCGTTCTGATGTTCCTGTCGAAATCGGAGACAAAGTGCAGATTAACAGCTCTGTAAAGGGTATCGTGACGGAAATTAATGTGCCAGAGGAAGAAGTCGCGGCGTTTGCCGATAAAGTGAAGTCCATTGCGGGAATAGAAGCCGAAGATAAAGCGGGTGAAGAATAAATTGGAGACATGGAGAGATATTCCCGGATATGAAGGACTATATCAGGTAAGTAGTTTGGGACGTGTGAGAAGTCTAAAATATCGGCAAAAAGATATGACAAGAATTTTGAAACAATTTAAAGATGGGAGAGCGTACTTCAAGGTTAAACTGTGTACAAAAGGAAAGGAAAAAACAGTTTCTGTCCATAGGCTTGTTGCGCTTGCTTTTATTCCCAATCCTTTAAAAAAACGAGAGGTAAATCATATCAATGGTAATACGGAAGATAACTCTATTTGTAATCTTGAATGGGTGACGCCTAGTGAAAATATGAAACATGCTGTAAAAATAGGACATGTAACCTCTCCAATCATTAAGAGTGTTGTTCAACTAACTTTAGATGGAAGGTACATTAAAACATGGGAAAGTGCGAGAAAAGTATCATTAGAATTGGGACTGGATAGTTCGACAATAACAAAATGTTGCAAGAGAAAATTAAAGAGTTGCGGAGGATATCATTGGAAATATTCCGATATGGAAGCAACATATTTAATGGAAAAGAAGGAGGACAAGTAATCATGGCAACAGCATTAAAGCATAAACAGAGAAGTCATCGGAGTTATCAGCAGAATCGGAAGGTTATGGGGAGCGTGGCAGTCGCTTCGGCGCAGTTGGCTAACAGCCATCATTACAATAAGATGGCACATAATGAGGGAAACTGGTTGGACACTTTTAAGCAGATGTTCCGCATGGGGCAGAAAGGGGATATATAATCATGACGGTAAAGCAGACAGAGAATAAACAGGATTCAACTACAGTACAGTCACCGGTTAAGCCAGCTACAGTTGCATTTAGGAGTGAGATTGCAACGGTTACAAATGCCTGTGTAGAATCTACGCGGCAAATGCTGGAAGAACGTGGTGTGACATTTGACGAATACTCCAAACAGTGTGTAATTGCGGCAATGGGGAGTATTTACAGTTTGATACATAATCAGGGACTTACTCCCAATGATATCAACCCGGCAAATTTGCAGAGCACGTTGTTGACCGTTGCCGCACTTAAACTCAATACTAATGCAGTTCCTAGAGAGTGTTATTTTCAAATTCGCAACGTGAATACCGCCAAGAAAGGGCAGTCTGATAATTGGGAAAAACAAATTGAAATGGGGCTTGAGGGTGATGGGAACGATGCTCTGACAGCAAAATTTGGTAGAGGAATCAAAACGGTACACCCATATTGGTTAGTTCGTTCTGGCGATATCTTCTCATACGGGAAAAGAAAAGGTATCGAGGTGGAGCCGCCAGAATGGGAACCATCTGGAAAAGGTGAAGTGGTAAGGGTAGTTTATCCCATTGAATATATGGACGGGCGTATTGAATATCACTTTGGAGAACGTGATGACGTATTAAAAAACCTGTATGCGCATATATCAAGCAATCTTATAGATAAGACATTTGGAATTTGTGAAAGCAGGTTTAAAGCCACACAAGCGCAAAAGAATCAGATTGCTGAAAAGAAAAAGGAAATCATGGACAAAGCAAAGGAACTGAATGATTTGGATAAAATTTTGGATTGTCCAGAATTGCAGCCCTATCTTTCCCCGGCATGGACAGAACCACAGTCCAGAGAAAGTATGATTATCCGAAAAATGCGTAACAACGTCATGAAAAAGATTCCGAAAGACTTTGGAAATCCAGTAGCGGCACAGGAATACAGGCAGCTTGACGATGTTGTGTATCAGCAGGTTCAGGAGGAAATCACTTACAATGCTAATGCCCAGGAGTTTCCTATGGAGCCAGAACAGCCGTCCTCCATTGGGCAGAAGGAACCGACGAAGACCATGGCAGATGTGACAGCAGGACAGAAGCAGAAGGAACCTGCTTCTGCGGTGGATAAAAGCTGGATGGAGGGATAGTACATGGAGTGTATGTCGGCATTAGCGGTAATCGCGAAAGGCATGGAAGATAACCTCTACAATTACACGGTTGATGGAAAATGCTCCAAGTGCGGAAATTGTTGTTCAGATATTCTCCCGCTGTCAGATGATGAAATCCGTAGGATTCACAAGTATGTTCGCCAGAACGGGATAAAGGAAAGCAAACACCTTATCCCGGTGGCGAAACCGGTATTGGATATGACCTGCCCATTCCGGGATAATGGGAAGAAAATCTGCACGATTTATGAAGTTAGGCCGGAAATCTGTCGTCAATTTATTTGTGACAGCGAGCAGAGAGCAAAAGAAAACCGAGAACGGCTAAAAAAGGGCAGGCGAGTGTTCTCAATGAGAGAGGTGTTCTTCGGTGTTGATTAAAAGCCAGAGCGGAAAACAAATAGTCAACTTTGACAAATACAATGGCATTTGCATTGGCTATCCGAATGAAAGTGACTTTAAGATTTATGCAGTATTGGAAGTAGATTCCGAGCACATTAGCCAAGTGGAGCTTGGGATATATTCTTCTGAAAATAAGGCACAAAAGGTTCTGGACTGGATTCTGGACAGTTACAGCATGAATTTGTTGTTGAACTTAATTCCCGAATCGAAGCCAAGAGATTTGTTTGACGAGTATGTGGCAGACCAGATGTTCGGAATCTTTGAGATGCCGAGTGACGAGGAGGTCGAGGTATGAGGGTAATATCGCAGAATGGTGCTATTGATGTTCCTTATGAAATGACGGCTTTTCACTTAGCTGGCGGAATGATTCACATGAACATGGTCGGTGATACTGGAAAAGGGACGTTGATGGCGCAGTATGAAACGCCTGAAAAGGCAGAGAAAGCCATGAAGATGCTTCATAAGGAATATACCGGAATTATGCCAAGTTTGGTAATTGACAGGAATGCCAAACTCGATGAAGAAAGCATGAAAGCACTGATAAACTCTACCGCGGGAGTATTTGTTAAGCCTGCTAATGCTGGAGACATTGATGTACATATGCTTCCACGGATATTCCAGTTTCCAACAGATGATGAAATTGAGGTGGAGGAATGAAGAAAGCGAGAGATTTGCAGAAGTGTTTAGGAGCACATGATATCCAAATTACACATTTAGGTTTTGATGGTGGATGTGGGGTTTTTACAAAAGGAACACTTAAAGGCGCAACTGTAATCTGGAGTTATGACGGTGGATGGGAACATGTAAGTATCTGCCCCAAGAATAGAACGCCAGATTGGAATGAAATGTGTTTGCTGAAAGATGTGTTCTGGAATGAGGACGAAACAGTTATCCAGTATCATCCAGCGAAGACGAACTATGTAAACAATATGAAAAACTGCCTGCACCTCTGGAAGCCGATTGAGCAGTTTTCTGGAAAGTTGCCAATTCCACCAGATATTATGGTTGGTGTGAAAGCAGTGGGTACAATGGGATGAAACTAAAAGTTATTGGAAGCGGAAGTAAGGGAAATGCCTATGCGCTGATTGCTGAGAATGAAATTCTTCTTCTGGAAGCTGGTTGCCGATTATTGGATGTGAAGAAGACTATCGACTTCCAGATTGGGAAAGTGGTTGGGTGCCTGGTAAGTCACGGGCACCAGGACCATCTCAAATACGCAAAAGACTTTCTTTCTGCTGGAATCAAAATTTATACTAACGATGAAACGCAGAGATTAATTGACTGTGTGTCTAGTGGGTGGTTGTACGGAATCCCGGAAAAGAAAATGTTCAAGGTGGGAGAATTCAAGGTAACACCGTTTTATGTGCCGCACAATGATACTCCAAATTATGGATATTTGGTTAAACATGAGGAAATGGGAAAACTGCTGTTTGCTACAGATTTTGAATATCTTCCGTGGACATTCCGGAAGAAACGATTAAACCATATGCTGATTGAGTGTAACCATATGGACGATGTGGAGAACACGGATGCGAACTATAAACACGTTATGCGTGGACACAGCAGTTTATCAACGGTACTTGATGTTGTTCGTAAAAACCATACACCGTGTTTGCGTAACGTCATATTATGCCATTTAAGCCATTTTAATGCAGACCCCAAGCAAATGTTGGCTGAGGTCGAAAAAGTGGCTGGAAGCCGCGTTAAAGTGTTCTGTGCAGAGGCTGGATTGGAAGCGGAGTTAAGGAAAGAGCTATTTTAAGGAGGAAACAAGAAATGCTGAAAAAAGCAAACATTCAGTGGAGTGGTAAAACGCTGCGGAACCAGATTGAGAAAGGACAGGTTTCTTTTGACTGTGCAGTTCAGAGAAATTTCCGATGATGGGAGGTTATTCTTAAAACGTGTGACTGGTGTGGAGATTTTGCCAGAAAGTGATTAGAGGTGTAGAGCATGGATTTTGAACAGAAAATAATGAGCGTCCTCAATGAAAAATTAAACGATGGGACAGTTGAGAAAATCATCGAGGAAAAGCTGAAAAAAGGAATATCCGAAGCACTTGACAATGTGTTTGGATATCGTGGGGAAGCAAAGAAAGTCATCGAAAGCAAAATACAGGAAGTTATGGTTCCGGTTATTGAAAAACACAATTTCAATCAATATATGGTAAAGTTGGATTCCATTCTTACCGAGATTGTAAATAGTACAAATCTGGCAGATAACAAACGGATTTTGGATAATTTCCAGTCTCTGTTGAAAGAGCCAGAGTACAAGGAAATCAAACTGTCGAAGTTTTTTGAGCAGTATTGTGAGCATGTTGCCAAGAATGTGGACACAAGCAATCTGGAAGCATGTTGTGAGGACGGAGAACCATACTACGAGCATGTAACAGCTAGTATGGAAGTAGAACATGAAGATAAAGGATGGTTTAAGTCAAGTTTTGATAACTGTACTGTGAAGTTCACATGTGAAGAGGACGAGGACTTGAATTGTCAGATTAAATTGTACAAAGAAAGCAAGGAAAGTACATGGCGTATTTTGAGAGGTGACTATGTCATTGACATTAATTCCTTGAAAAATGTCAGTGATTTTGAAATCTTTCTGTCCGTGCTGAAGCGTGGATTTGTAGAAATTATCCTTGATACAGAAAGCGAAGAAAATGACGACATCGAGCCAGAAGAAAAACCGGAATGGTCGCTGAATTAAACAACATGGGCGCAATCCCATTTAAAACTATGATGTGATTTTAATAGGCCTATTAAATAAATGTAACCCGTAAACATATTGACTATGGAGGAAAATATCATGGCAAAAGTAAATCTGGAAGAACTGGTAGGCGGTGGCCTGCAGGAAGTATTTGCAAAAGCGATGGAGGAAGTTGTTGAGAATATGCAGAATCCCAACACTCCATACAAAAACAAACGAGAAATCGCAATCAAACTTAGATTTGAGCAGAATGAGGACAGGGATGACGCAGCGGTGGATATTTCCGTTACAACAAAGCTGGCTCCGGTAAAACCGATGGTCACAAGAATGGCAATCGGAAAAGATTTAAGAACCGGAAAAGTGTATGCGCAGGAGTATGGAAATACCATGCGTGGACAGATGGAATTTAAGCCAAGCGCCCAGAATCCGGCGGAACTTGTAGTGGATGGAAAAACTGTAGACCCGGAAACAGGAGAAATTAAAGAGTTTCCGGTAAAGGTTTTGGATATGAGAACAGCTAAACAGGCATAAGGAGGATATGAAAAATGGATATGACAAGAGACGCTTTACAGTATGTTGTTGGTTTAAAAACCGCAGAAGTTCTGGATATCAATGGTGGAAAGTATGTCGATAAGGACGTACATAGAGTGGACAAGGAACTTCGTGCTTCTGCCATTCATATGAATACTCTTACCAGCCTGGTAGATTATCTGAAAGCTGGTGTTGATTCTATGGCAGACAAAATGTTGGTTCAGGTGGTTTCTCCTACGAAAGTAAGAGTACTCTCGATGCTGGATGCAGACCGGAAACGCGAGGAATTGGTGGATGTAGAGGCCATGATTCCGGATTTTGAGTATGGGCGCTACATGGGAAACGAGCGTTTCATCATAGCTCTGCAGTCGAAATTCATTGACAACGATGACCGCGCTTTGCTGCTTCAGTTCGCTGGGACTGTCAAGGATGAATCTATCGTCCAGTACGGAGATGATGGCGTGACCCAGAAAGCTACCATTAAAACAGGAATTACAAGTGTAGGAGATGCCGTTGTGCCTAATCCGGTTAAATTACAGCCATTCCGGACATTCATTGAGGTAGAACAACCGGAAAGTGCATTTGTATTCCGCATGAGACAGGCAGAAGGACATGGTGTTGAGTGTGCTATCTTTGAGGCCGATGGTGGTGCGTGGAAGAATGCGGCCATGAAGTCAATTAAGGAGTATTTGCAGCATGAACTGGCAGAACTGCCGCAGTTCACCGTAATTTCTTAAGTTTGATATTGCCGGATGTCTTTCGGGGCATCCGGAGAAAGAGAGAGGACTATGAATAGAGTAATTCTTATGGGACGCCTTGTACGCGACCCGGAAGTGAGATACTCCCAAGGCGAGCGCTCAATGGCCATTGTCAAATATACGCTGGCAGTAGACCGTAGAGGCCGCAGGCAGCAGGACAACGGACAGAATGCGGATTTTATCAATATCATTGCATTTGATAAAGGAGGAGAATTTGCGGAAAAGTATTTTCGTCAAGGCATGAGAGTGCTTGTTTCCGGGAGAATCCAGACAGGTAGTTATACCAATAAGGAGGGTGTAAAGGTTTACACGACAGATGTGATTGCCGATGACCAGGAGTTTGCGGATAGTAAAGGAGCTTCCAGTGGTGGAAATCAGCCACAGGATAGACCTGCTTCAAACAGTCCGCTTGGAGATGGATTTATGAATATTCCAGATGGGGTAGAAAACGATGGTCTTCCCTTCAATTAAGGCGGTGGTATGATTGAAAATCCTTATTGATAAAGGGCAACAGGCCCACAAGCATGATTTAAAGCATGATTGTCTGAAAGCATTGGGAGCGGAATTACAGACTGTTCCGCTTCCGGTGGGAGATTATGTTTTAGTAGACGACAGGGTTGCTGATGTTTTGAAACGGAAAGAAGCAAGAGGAATCCCGGTAAAGAAAATGGATTTATCCGGTAGCTACACTGTTTCGGTGGACACGAAGAGGGATATACAGGAAGCAATTGGGAATATTTGCGGTAAACAACATGACCGTTTTCGAGATGAATGCATTCTTGCCATGAATAATGGAATAACTTTATATGTCCTTGTAGAGAACGAGGATGGCATTTCCTGCCTGTCTGACCTGTACGCATGGGAAAATCCACGCAGGAGAATGCAAAAGTGGACTACAACACCTTCAGGAGAGCGTAGAAAGGTATTACTAAGCCCTAATGCAACAAAAGGAGAGACACTGGCGAAAGCTATAGAGACGATGGAACAAAAATACGGAGTGAAATTCCTTTTCTGCAAACCGGAAGAAGCTGGTGCAATGATATTGAAATTATTGGAGGTAGGTAATGGCAGAAAGACGTATGATGTCAAAAAAAATCATTGATAGTGATGCATTTACCGAAATGCCATTATCATCACAAGCGTTGTATTTTCACCTGTTGTTAAGAGCGGATGATGACGGATTCTTAAATAACGCGAAGAAGATAATGAGGGACGTTGGTGCAAACCAAAATGACTATGACATGTTACTTATGAAGCGCTTCCTCATCCAGTTTGAAGATGGAGTTTGCGTTATAAAGCATTGGAGGATACATAATTATATCCAAAAGGACCGATATAAGCCAACTTTATATACTGACGAGTTGTCGCTTTTGACTCAAAAAGAAAACGGTGCATACAGTTTGGTAACTGATTGCGAACAGTCTGGAAACAATTTGGATACAAAATGTATACAGAATGATTCCACAATGTCTACATTGGACGCGCAGGTTAGGTTAGATAAGGATAGGATAGGTATAGGTAAAGATATTATAGTGTCTGACGACACTATATGTCGGACAGATGTCCAACGAGTAGTAGAAGCTTGGAATCAGATTGGAGTGAATCCTGTTAGTAGAATGACATCAACATCCACCAGGTACAAAATGATTTCTGCCAGAATAAAAGAGTATGGCATTGATGATGTTCTCAAAGCGATACAAAAAATAAATAGCAGCACATTTTTGAAAGGTGGAGGCAACCGCGGTTGGATGATTGATTTTGAATGGTTTGCCAGACCCAACAATTTTCCTAAAGTGCTTGAAGGTCAATATGATGACAAGAATAAATCTGGGAGTTTGGAGGGATGGCTGAATGAGTAAGACAGACTTTGTGGATGTTATTTCATTTTTGCGTGGAGCTTATGCCAGAAATGATTTGCTGAAGGATGTAAACGAGGTTAATGTATGGTTCGAAGCACTGTGTGATTTAGAGTCCGAATGGATAAAGAAAGCAGCAGTCCAATGGGTTCAAGAAAGCAAATTTCCACCAGCAATTTCCGAGATTAGGGATTTGGCAAAGAAAATTGAACAACGTGCTTACGAGAATGGTGAGACCAAGATATGGCAGTAGGGAAAAAGATATTTGAACCAGATGAAATCCGAAAAACAATACAGGCCTTAAAAGACTCTGGGGAACTGTTTGAGGTAAGATGCCTTGAGTCAAATGGAAAAAGAGTTAGTAGCGGATATTTTCGTGACACAGAAATGATGCTGGAACAGCTAAGTAAATTGAGTACATCTGATAGTAACATATATATTATGCTTAACAATATCAAACCAGAATGCTACTCCAGAGAGCAACGCGATAAATTTATTACAAATGCAAAAGTTCAAACCAGTGATAATGATATTTGCGGATATGAATGGCTGTTTATTGATGTGGACCCGAAACGTCCTGCGGGAGTGTCAAGTACGGATGAACAGTTGAGACAAGCCAAGGGAGTGGGAAATAAGGTTTACGCCTTTATGAAAAATCTTGGGTTTAATAATCCGATAACAGCCATGAGCGGAAATGGAATTCATCTATTGTACAAGATTAGGCTTCGGAACAGTGAGGAAAATAAGACACTAATTAAAAATTGTCTTTTAGCGCTGGATATGCTTTTTTCGGATGAATTTGTCGATATTGATAAAACGAATTTTAATCCGGCACGAATTTGTAAGCTGTATGGAACCATGGCCCGCAAAGGAAGTAATACACCGGAGAACCCGCACCGAATGAGCCATTTGTTGTCAGAGGGAAGCAAGGAACCAACAGACAAAGCGTATCTGGAAAAATTAGTGGCTATGTTGCCGGTTCCAGAAAAGCCACAGAAATACAATGGATATAGCCCTAAAAAATTCGATTTAGAAGAATGGTTGATAAAATATGGGCTTCGGTATCAGAAGACCAGTTACTCAGATGGTACAAAGTATATTCTGGAACAATGTCCATTTGATAGTAACCATAAAGGGAAAGATGCCTGTATTTTCCAGGCAAGGTCTGGGGCAATCGGATTTCACTGTTTCCACAATTCCTGTTCAGACAAGACCTGGAGGGATGTTCGGATATTGTTTGAACCAGATACCTATGAAAGGCAGCAGCAGGACTACGAACGTCGGATTTATTCTAGGCAGCCTGTGCAGCAACCGATAAAAGTTATTCAACCTGTAGATGGAAAACCAGTATTCTATACAGCTCAGGACGTTCTGAACCTACCAGTACCAGAAGAAAGATTTATCAAAACCGGAATTGCGGATATAGACAAGAAACTGCGTGGAATGAAAAAAGGTTACGTTTCCGTTATGTCTGGACTGCGGGCCGCCGGAAAGAGTTCTGTGATTTCTGAAATGGTTCTGGATGGTGTTGAGTCTGGAAATAATATCGGAGTTTTTTCCGGGGAACTGGCACCAAAGAACTTTATGCGTTGGATGAATTTACAGGCGGCTGGAAAGGGATACACAGAACCAACTCAGTTTGAAGGGTATTACAACGTACAACGGAAATACCAGGAGCAGATAGCACAATGGTTAGGCGAACACTTCTGGTTGTATAACAATGAATACGGATTTGACTTTCAGGCAGTAGTTGACCAGTTTAAGAGAAAAATCGAAAAAGATAAACTGGATATGCTGATTCTGGACAACCTAATGACCTTTGATATTTCCGGTATGTCAGAAAACAAATTTGAGGCACAGACTAAGTTTATCCTTGCTTTACAGGGTGAGATAGCCAAGCCATACAATGTGCATATCATGTTTGTGGCACATCCGAGAAAAGCCATGGGATTCCTCCGGTTGGATGATATTTCAGGAACAGCAGATTTGGGCAACGCTGTAGATAACGCTTTTATTGTTCACAGAGTAAATCAGGATTTTAAACGCCTTAGTAAACAGATGTTTGGATGGAAAGATGATAACCAGATTTACCAGGCTACAAACGTTATAGAGATTGCTAAAGACCGTGATGGCGGTGTGATGGATTACTTTATCCCACTTTATTATGAGCCAGAAACCAAACGCCTGAAAAACTATTCTTCCGAAAACAAAATATACGGGTGGAATAAGACCGATAATGGCTTCATTGCAGTACATGGGGAAATACCGTTTGATTAAACACACATTTTGAAAACTAAGAAAGGAGCCAGCCTCCTGCAGGGGTAAGGGTATACCGGGCTTCTTAAAGAAAAATGAGACAGACAAATAAAAATAGCAAGGAAGTATATTATTCAAGAGTATACACTGAACGCCCGGCGTACGCTGATTTTGATGCGCCGAGTAAATTTCAGGCAATACAGTCGATTATTGCAAGGAGATTAAAAGAGCATCCAAATGCAATATGTTCGTATTCCGGTGGAAGTGACAGTGATATTATGCTCGATTTGATAGAACGGACAAGAACGTTGTTCGGCCTACCTGAGGTGAAATACTGTTTTTTCAATACTGGGCTTGAAATGAAGGCAACAAAAGACCATGTAATAGATGTTAAAAATAAATATGGTGTTGAGATAACGGAGTACAGACCTAAGAAAAACATTGTACAGTCTACGAGGGAATATGGTATCCCATTCATTTCAAAAATTGTATCAAGCGCAATGGAAACGGTGCAGAAGAAAGAGCTTCCACTTTCTATCAGGGAAGAATATGACAATGCGGAGAATAAAATGGCAAAGAGAGAGGAATTGCGAGAGCGGTATCCGAAATCAGAACAGGGAATCAATTTTCTGTGTTGTTGTAACCGAGATGGGGAACCAAGGCCAAATATACAGTTAGTGATTGATTCATCGAAATACCTATACGAGTTTATGAAAGAAAATCCGTGCGATTTTAAAATCAGCGCAAAATGCTGTGACTACTGCAAGAAACAGATAGCCCATAAGGTACAAGCGGGATATGAAATGGTTATTACAGGAGAACGCCGGGACGAGGGAGGCATGCGCTCCGTGCCAAAATCTGAAGATGCAAATGGAACGATGTGTTTTTCAGAAACGAGCAGCGGACAGTTCCGATTAAAGCCATTGTATTATGTGTCGGACGCAGATAAGGCATGGTATAAAGAGCGGTATGAGATAAGATATTCGGACGCTTACGAGGTGTATGGGTTGACACGTACAGGATGTTGTGGGTGTAGTATTTCCTCTAAAGCGGTAGCGGATTTGGAAAAGATAAGAGCATACGAACCGAATGTTGTTAAGGCTGCATGGAATATATTTGGTGACAGCTATAGGTACAGACAGAGATATAACGATTTTAAGAAGATGAAACAGGCAGAGGCGAAGAACGGTGGCCAGATGACCATAAAGGGTTTCCTGGAGATGATGCCTTGAAAGCAAAATTAATATTTGGAGGGATATTTGAATCCGCACTTGAGGGAGGAAAGGAACATGAAACCAGAAGAGGCTATTGATATTATTAAGCGTATGTACAAAGGAACACCTACAACGGAACAGTATGAAGCCTTAGAAGCAGCGTATGAGGCACTGGGAAAGCAGATACCCAAAGAAACTCCTAGAATTTATGGGGCAATGGGTGAAAAATATGAATGTCCTGAATGTGGTAGCGGGTTGAGAGATACAGATTTGTTTACAGGGCATTGTAAATGGTGTGGTCAGGCAATTAAACAATATTAGCATTTGAAGGAGGAATGGAATTGTCACTAATTAAGGCATTGGTGGTAAGCATGGCAATATCCGCAGTCTGGTACGGCATGGAGTGGATGCCGTACCAAGAACTACAATGGGATAGGAAGTGCGATAATGTGGTTTGGGCATTGTATCTGGTGGTATTATGGTGGCTGTTTGCACACCAGAACTGATATTTAACTCATTAAGAGAGAAAGAGGAACGATATGGAAGAATTAATTAAGGCGTTACAAAGATTTGACAGTTTGGAGACGGTTATCGCCGAATTAAAAGCTTATGACAGAGAAGACGGAATCGAAGAATTAGTTGAATATCTTAACGATGAAGCTGATTACGCTAACGAATAGAAATTAGCATTTAGGAGGGCAAAGTTTTGATAATTCCCAGAGAGATAAGAGAGAAGATTGAACAACGAATAAAGTTAAATACAGAGCTAGAGGCATGGTTTTCGGAAAATGTGGATTTAGAGGGTTGTGACGCAATAAATGCATTCATTGTTTCTGAACCGAAAGGAGAGAGTCAAGGAGATGGGGAATACTGTGACCAGCGCACACTGGAAGAGGATTGGTATTCGGGACAATATTATTGGCAAATGGATAACGGACAGTATTTATGCATGAACTTTGAGATTTTTTAAAGAAGCAACTGAAAAAATGCATGGGTTGCCTTTATGGCGAAAGAAAGACAAAAGAAAGCGATTTTATACCAGAAACAAGGCAGAAGAAGCCATCGAGGCATTCTGGTATTATTGCGAAAATTAACATTTAGCGGAGGTGGGAACTATGAGCAGGAACTTAAAAATGCCGTGGAGCATGAAGGACACCGTTGAAAATATGGAGCGAATCAGAGACATAATGATTAAAAAGGTTCGCCAGATAAACCTTGACGGAAAGGCAGAAGAAGATGTGCGAGAGGTTAATTTTGATTTTAATAGAGTAAAAGAAGCCCTGCAAAAGCAGATTGCCATAATTGTTGAAGTGCGTGGAGAGGATGACGACATCTATATGTATTGTCCACGCTGTGAACAAGATATTTATGATTTGCATGAGTGCGGATATGATTATTGTCCATATTGCGGTCAGGCGCTTACGTGGCCGGTAGAATAACTATTCTGAAATATTAATATTTAAGGAGGTTTAGGAAGGCATATGGAATTAGAAATAAAATATGGAGTTTTTTTGAAGGACAAAGATAATCCTGAAGAATGGAGAATTTTTGCATGTTGGTTTTCGAAATATGAAGATGCATATGCAGTCTATAATGATTTGAAATCAAACATTAGTTGCTTGCGGCGTAAAATCGTTGAAAGTGTGACTACATATGAGGACGTAGCAATGTGTGAGAATTAATATTTCCGGGAGAACTGGGGAAAGGGAAAGATGAAAGTTGTCAAAAAGAAGATACTGCCTGAATACTTTAAAGCAGTAAGAGCCAGAGAAAAGAACTTTGAGCTACGTGTAGACGAGGATGACATACAGGTTGGAGATTTGGTTATTTTGGAAGAGTGGGACGGAAAGGTTTACACCGGCTCAGCCGTGGTTAAGCGTGTGAAATATGTCTTGAGAAATACACCGGAGTTTGGGCTGATGAAAGGATATTGCATTATTGGCTGGTAGACACTATTAATATTTGAGAAGGAGAGAGCAATATGGAAAAAATAAAGCCGTGTCCATTTTGTGGGTGCAAACGTAAAAATAAAATAATTGAAACCAATTATCGAGGCGAATACAGGACAGAGCATTTTTGCAAATTCACGATTCTCGGACAAAAATTTCATAAAAGCGAAGAGGAAGCTATAAAAGAGTGGAATAGCCGGATTGGAAATTAATATTTTCAGAAGAGAAGAAAGGAAAAAACAATGATTGAGAAAATGAAAGTGATGGAAAAAATAGTCCCAACATGTCTTGCCGTTAAAGTAGATGGCAAATATGAAGTGGAATATAGAGAATTAGGCGAATGCTTTGGGTACGAGTTTAAAGTGTACCCAAAGGATGGCGCACGGGAAGCGGTTGAGCAGATAGTATCAACCATGGAAAGCCAGTCATATGATTATGGTCAATGCTGGAGACACTGGTTTCTGGAAGAGGTGCAGAGAGATGATGACACTAATATGTTCCGGTATTTCGTGGCAAAGTTCGGATTCGGGATTCCTATTAATCCACAAAACTGACATTTGTGATACGAAGGGAGGTACCTGATTGAGAAAGAAAGCAGACAGTAAGCAGGCTAAGGTCAGCCGTATCGACCGCAGCAAGGCTCTGGCCGCCCAGGCTGACGAGGCCATCAAGGAGCGCATCCGGACGGCGCCGCCGTACATGTATACCAGCCTGTGCCCGGTTCCGGGACTGCGCCGGCCACCGAAGGGAGTGATACGGTATTATGAGACAGTGCTACATAGACAACGGACGCCGCGGGTGTGACGGCAAGCGCAACAACAAGGGCAGGATACGGTACGGGTGCTGGGCGTGCAAATAAAGGCGGTGGAATATGAGCGAAGAACAACTTAAGAGGTACTGGCAGGCTTATACAGATGCATGGATGCTGATGAAAAACTGGAAAAAAGTCACGAAGGAGCATATAGAAGAAATGCTATCGAAGCATGACATCGGAGTCATGAGACGGCTGTTTTGCCTAGCTGTTTGGCAAGAAATAAAGAGAGTCAAGGCAGGTGGTGAGCCATTATTGGAAAAGAATTACCAGAGGGCATTTACATATACATGGAAACTGTTTAAGCAGTATAGTGACCCCAATGATTCTGATGAATACTGGGATGGTCTTATAGATGGAATAAAAGATTTGGGAAAGAAATTTGGAGAAAGTCAATTCATAAAAAATCTATTAATTCATGTTACTTTGGAAGAGATAGAACGTATTTATAGAGAAAAAATTTGATACTGTAAGGATGATAAAGTCACATAATTTGCCGAAGGAGTGAGGAGATATTATGACACGAGCAGAAAGGCGACGCGTAGAACGAGAGAACAGAAAACAGCCTACATATAATCTATCCAGAGACCAATTGCGGGAAATTAAACAAGAGGCTACCCATGACGCGGCAGAGACTGCTTTTCTCATGATGCTGGGCATTCCAGTATTGATGTTCAAGGACCATTTTGGTCAACTGATGCGTAGGGAAGTGGATGGAAAGAGTCGGGAACAGCGGTTCGTGGATTACTGTATCGAGTTTTATAGGCAGTTTGATAAGGGGCTGTACACACTGGATGATATCCGTTCAGTGCTGAAAGATGAATGTGATATTGAGATTGAAATGAAATAAGCCGGGGGAGTACCCCGGCAATAAAAAACATTAAAAAAGAACATATGTACGAAAAAGAAGCCCCGTGTGCTTGGCGGCTGAAGGGCTTCTCCTCTTTGGATAGGATAATTATAACCTATCCTGTACAAAATTACAAGGAAAGGATGGGTGGAAATATATGGCAGAACAGGTAAGTATGGATGATGTTGTCAGGCGTGTGATGGATAATATTGTAGATGTCATCGAAGAACAGGAACGACTTAATCAAGTAAAACAGATACTCAACATGTGTTTATCGGAATTTCAGTTTTTTACAGAAGAAACAGCGTTGTCTAATGAAATAGATAGGTCAGTGGAATACCTTAATGCCTATTTGCTCCAGATGAAACTGGACGGATGTACAGATGGTAGTATTAACAATTATAAATGTAATCTAAAAAATATGATGACATATATAAATAAAAATGTAACGGAGATTACATACCAGGATTTAAAGGGGTACCTTGCATATGGGAAACTTGTTCGCAAATGGAAGGACAGAACTTATAACAGCAAACTCATATCTATTCGAAGTTTCTTCTCTTTTTTGTATACAGAAGATTTATTGCCAGAAAATCCTGCCAAAAAATTGAAGGAAACGAAAGTGGAATACAAGATAGGGGCAACGTTGCAGCCTGAACAACGTGAAATGGTTAGATGTGCCTGCGAAAATGAATTTGAACTTGCGTTATGTGATATGCTGTATGTTACGGGAGTTCGTGTGTCAGAATTATGTGGTATGGATATTTCCGATGTAGATTTTCAGCGAAAAACGGCAATAGTTTATGGTAAAGGAAGAAAAGAGCGTCAAGTATATCTTAATGGACAGGTTGCTCTTCATTTATGGAGGTATCTGGACGGTAGAAATGATGATAATCCAGCTTTATTTGTGTCTCCCAATAGGCCAAAGAGCCGCATTTCTGGTCATACAGTTCGTAATATTTTACAGTGTATAAAGGCAAGAGATGCAGAATTGGAAGGTGTGAAAGTTACTCCCCATGTGTTCCGGCGTACTGTTGGTACAGATATGATTAACAAAGGCGCTCCAGCTGAAATTGTAAAGGAAGCACTTGGACATGTTAAGATTGATACAACATTAAAATGCTATGCAGCAATCAGCAGAGAGACAGTACAACAGGCACATGCAAGATTTGTTGGATAAAGTAAATCCTGGAAATAAGGTAACACTTTTTGATACCCCCCTAGGTTAAGAATTTTACAGAAAAAAGACGGAAATGTTTTTTGAGAAATTTTTGAATTTTGGTATTTTTTTTAAATACGAAAAGTTGATTTTGAATTTGTGTCGAATTTCTATCGGATTTTGCAAAAAACTTTTAGAACACTGTCTCGTTGGTGCTTTGCGATGCCGATTAGGGTAGTAGTGCTAGCTAGGCAGTATACAAAATATCCAGTATAAGTGCATGATATCACAAGCGCGGATAATGTGCAAGCCTGTAATATCGTCTTGACGCACCACAATCGCTGTTGTTGGATTTTACAGGCGTTATCCTTGTAATATGCGACAAAAGCATAAAAACGGCTATACGGATAAAATATCATGTTGTCAATTCGCAAATTCCCGCACCGGCTGCCGGGCGGGAACTGGGAAATAGTGCGGTGGACTACGTACACTTCTGTTCATGGGCCTCAAATACGCCGCCCGTCTGCGCCCCGTCCCGCAGCTTGTAGGGTGGTGTATTGCCTGTATGCTGGATGCTATCGCGCAACCGTTAAGAGCCGGATGACGTCACCGGGGCGTTGCTGGGGGTTTACGGGTGTCCGGCTTGCGTTGGCTTGTAGACGGGTACAGGGCCGTCGCACGTAAGCCTGCCGCCGGTCAGAGCCGGAAACGGGGAAATGTGGGTTAGACTGTTGCTTGCGTCTGCGGACTTAGGATGTGGCATAGATTGTCGCACCATCAGACATCCGGGAAATCAGAGTGGGTGCCTCCCAGTCGATGTTTTCTTCTTCTCCTTCTGGCGCATTTGGCGCATCGTAGTCAATACAATATTCTTTGTCGCCACAAATTGCAATGACAGAAAATGTGTCATTATCTAACCATTGTTGATTGTTTGTGAAAACATAATTTTGATTGTTGATTGTAAGGTTATACATAAATTTCCTTTCTCCCCTTGTCCCTGGGGGCCGGGAAATGATGAAACAGTAACGGCGGGAGTCGAACCCGCCTAAAAAATTCGTGACTGCCTAAAAAGTTGATTTTTGATATAATACAGATTTTAAATACTGGATTTTGTCCCAGATTTTCCCGTCCATGTTCATTGCGTGCATAAATGCGGCGTGCGGGGCGCGGTCTAGCAGGTATTCATATTGGTTGATTTCTGGTAGGGATGAAAACCACTTTTCCCACTTTCCGCCCTGGATGTTGGCGGCGTGTTCAATTTTCTGTAGCTCAGCGCCGGGAACATATGACGCTGGGTTCACATACCATGTGATTTTCCCGCAGTCTGCGATATGGGCGATTGTTTTATAATCTCCATTTTCCTCGATAGCCTTGTTACATACTGTAATGCCGTTTCCCAGGCATCCCATAAATAATTCAAATTTTTCCATAGTCTCCAACCTCCATTTTTTGTTGTTTACGGGACAATTCCCAAAACCGCCGCCCGGTATCGGGCCGGCTGGCATCCTCAGTTGCGGTTAGCTATACAGTTTTATATATACACCCTGTCCACGTTTGGCATGTTGTGCCGTTGCAATCATTTCCAATCCTGCTACAGTTGTCGCACATGCTGTTAATATGCGGATTGCTGTCATCCTCTAAAACATCGATGCCAACACATTTTTGTAAATCATCGGACACAACCCCAGTGTTAAAAGTTTTGCCGATGTAATATGCTTTTGCTTCCTCTACGGTTGCATTCATGCGCGTGAGATTGATATCTCCGTTTGCATACTTAATCTTTAGTGTCAACATATAATGTATACCATCCTTTCTTTTTTGCATTTTGGCGGCTACTTTTCACGGTCTCGGCCGCCGCGAAGCACGTCCGGGGCGTTACTGTTTCGCCTATGGTTTCTGTTTTTCCTCCGCTCTGCGACTTCCTCCGGGGTTGCGACCGGATACCCGCATTAGAGGGGCGGCAGGTGCCGCCTATTTGTTATATAATTTGGTTTCTTGTTCGTTGGCTGCTTCGGTGTGTCCGTCCGGATATTCCCGGATTATTTTTCCGCCGCATTCCGTTACCCAGTAAATCAAGTTCCCATTTTCATCTGCCAGATACATGCTTTTCATGTTGTTCCTTTCTCCCGGCTCTGACCCTGCCGGGCTGGTGGTGCGGTTAAACAGTTGCGATAACAACGGCATCCTCTATGATGATTTCGCCCTCGTCATTACCATAGGTAACACGGTCTCCGCCGATGATAACAATATCTCCATAGTATACTTTGGATGCGTTAATGGCTTTTTCCAGCTTTGACTTGATTTCCTCTGAGTCATCCCATCCGGAGTGTATCCTGGTGTTGTATGCGCACGTGCCAGGGAGTTCTTGCGGCTCTTCCGTCTCGTATGTGGAGCAGTCGAACTCATAATTCCAGTCGTAAGAGTTGCGGCAGTAATCGCCAACGTTGTAATGTTCATCATCTGCCAAATGTCTTATGCCTATATATTCGGCTCCGCTGGCCTCAATTAAATCAATGATGTTTTTGGTCATGGCTTTTATCTCCTTTTTGTTTGGTGTGTTGTTGTTTGCTATGCTTATACTATAACGCACATATAAAAAAGTCGCAATACCGGAATAACCAACGAAATAACGCACATATATAGGCGGAAAAATTGTGTAAATTGTATAACGCACATATTCATTGACATTAAAACGCACATAGGATATAATAATGTAAAGCACATATATATTAAGGACGGTGTAAGACGTGGAAAATAAGGAATTAAAGACGACCGAAGCGCAGAGAAAAGCGATAAGGGAATATGAAAAGAGGAATTACAGATTAAATATAGTTTTCCCGGCAGGGACCAAAGAACGCATTGAGGGACTAGGGTTAAATAAAACGCCATCCGCCTTTATCCGTGATACAATCTTGACAAAATTGGACGAATTGGAAAAAATATTAAAATAACGCACATATAATATTGACAACATAACGCACATACGATATACTTGGAGTATCAACAAAGAGGATATCAGGGAGTAATATAGGAGGTAAGTAAAATGGATAAAAATAATGAGCTGCGCAAAGCGGCGTTGGAAATTATTGAGGGGCGTCGGAATGTGACCGAAGCCGAACTGTTAGATAGCGATTGTCGGTACACTACCGTTTTGGTTGATGGCGTAAGTTATAAAATTTATATGGTTGGCACTGATGAGTGTTTTGATATGGACGAGTTTTATCAATACGGCATCACAGATAACAATCGTCTGCTAAAATTTTATTTTGACTTGCCAGATGACGATGATTTTGACGGAGATTTGAGCAATGTGGATTATTCCCAGGCATACCGTGTTGTAGATGTCACTGGAGAATGGGATTATACTGATTTAGGCGTTTTTTTGGACGCGCTTAAATAGGCTATTGACAGATATTATAAAATCTGCTAGAGTATAACCAATTGATAATTATATATAGCGTGTATGTGTGCTAGTGTCTCGGATGCCTTGACCACACATGCAGACCGCCGGCCAGTAGATGCGCGGCGAAGTATAACCAGTCCACGGGGCCTTGACGTTATAGACGGATGTAGCAGTCTGTCTAAGCGTTGGGGCCTTTTTTATTTACCTTAACCAGGCAGAGAGGAGGCCGCAATGCTCCAATGGGTCTGCCTTATAGTTAATACAAATACAGTGTAGCGGGATAGATATATATTATATACATATTCCCATGTGGATAGATAAGGATTATATATAATTGGGTTACATAGCCCCAGAGAGGAGATATACAGTTATGTCAGATATTAATATTAACATGGTCAAAATAACAGATAGGGACGGTAATACCATAGATGTCTATGCAAATGATATATCTATGTATCTCCAAGAGTACATCGACAATAGAGACATAAAGGATATGCGTAAGGAGCCGCAGAGCCGCTGGAATGCTGCTCTTATATATATTAATAGACAGTTGTTTGCTGTTAACCGTGAAAGGTTATATACAGATACAAGATTAAACAATGCCTATAATCTGGATTTAATAGATTGTGTATGTGATATATATATAACTCTATGTTATGAGTATGACAAAGAGGTATCTATAAGTGGGTTTAGTAAATTGACTGGTATAGATACAGATACGGTTAACAGTTGGGGCAGGGATGAGACGAGAGTGGGTTCAAAAGGTTCCGTTATATACAAAAAATTGAACATGGAGAACGAGGAAAGTCTGTCAAACATGCTCATTGGCGGGAAGAGAAATCCCGTCGGAATACTGGGAGCATTAAACAGGCGGCACGGATGGAATATGGGGCAGCCAAGGGGAGCGGATGGAAGCAAAGCGGGCATTACATATAGCCGCGAGGAGATAGTAGCCAGGGCCAAAGAAATGGAATCCTTGCCTGGGAGCGTGGATGATTTGCCGGATTAGACTACTATATTATCAGACAATACAGCGTGTCTGTTATACAATAGGCACAATTTATAGTGTATTGGTTATTGTGCATAATATTTTTGACAGATTTTGTGCAGATTTCAACCATAACTATTCGTGAAATTGATATTTAGCGAATAGTTGAGACGGATACAAGTGATGATGGCCTTTGAAATAGCAATATGCATAGTTTTTGAACTGGAATTTGTGCAGTATTTCAGCCAATCAACCGTCATATGCAAATGGGGCGGGAGGGGGTCTGTAGGAAGCCGCTGGCGGCGCCAGTTAGTCCCTTTAATTCCGAAAAAAATAAAAAGGCTTTCCAGCTAGGAGGATACCCATATGGATAGTAACCAAGAACAGTATATCTGTAAGTCAGAAGGATTCAGTACAAGGGGATTTCCTAAATACAATGAAGGTGAGGAGAACTGATTATGATTGGAGTTGGAAAAGTTACATGGACAAGCCAGGCGCAGGGTAGCGATAAGATTAAAACAGGGAAAGTCATAGCTATTGTTCCAGCAAAAAAGGATGCGGATATGCTTTTACCAAGAGGCGTGAAGCCCAGTCACGTCAAGTATAATAGCCATATAAGCATTTATGAACGAGTGTTGGTTGCGGTACCTGCGGGAAAGGATGGGCAAATAACTCACTATTATTGTCCAAGAAAGTCAGTTTTGGAAGCGCAAGGGAATTAAGAAAGGAGCGTACCATGGACAAAAAACGGAAATATACAATCTATGCTGTTGATTTCGATGGGACATTATGTGAGAGTGTATATCCTGGAATCGGCGCTCCGAACCTGGTGCTTATTGAGCATTTGAAGAAACGCCGGAGGCAGGGAAATAAAGTCATTCTCTGGTCCTGCAGAGAGGGAGAACGGCTCCTTGAAGCGGTTGATTGGTGCTGGGAACATGGACTGAAGTTTGATGCAGTGAATGAGAATTTGCCGGAAATGATTGAGTGGCACGGTAATGATTGCCGGAAGATTTTCGCAGATGTCTATATTGATGATAAAGCTGTGAATAAGCCGAAGTATCATGTGCCATACAGGGAGGCGTAATCATGTTAGATTTAGCGATTAATCACGCAGAAGAGCTGCAGAAGTGTTTCAGTTCAATATGGTTTCAGGATAAATATAAATTCTGGAATTTCACGAGTTATTACGAAGATATGGAGATTACTGATTCCACTTGGAGCAAACATCAATTTGTTTCGCTGGATTCATCCGGCAAGGTAATCGGATACATAGGCTATGAAATAACTAGGTCAAGTGGTGTCGTGGATGGATTGAACATTATAAACTTTACGGACAATAAAGCAACATTCGGAATGGATGCAGGACAGGCTCTTCGGGATATTTTTGAGAAGTTCCATTTCAGGAAACTGGTATTCGTTGTTGTCATCGGCAATCCGATTGAGAAAACCTATGACCGGATGATTGCGCGCTATGGAGGTCGTATTATTGGCATCCAGAGTCAGCAGGTGAAGTTGATTGACGGTCAGTTCTATGACGTTAAAATGTATGAGATTTTATTAGATGATTATTTCGGGAGGAAATGGGCATGTGCGGAAAATGCGAATATCGACGGTACATAGATGGTGAGTGGGTATGCGATAATGAGGAAAGTGAGAACTATGGTCTGGAGGTCAGTTATTCCGATGACTGCGTGGATTTCGAAAAGAAAGGTGAATAAGCTGCCAAAGGTAACAATCATGCAGGAGGGCATGAGTAAGCGTGCATACATAGATGGAAAAGAAGTGAGCAATTCCATAATTGGGATTGATGTCGGAATTCGACCGGATGAAATTCCGACAGTTGACTTTGAAATGATGTTTGCAGATGGATTTCTGGAGTTATGTGATTCAGATGTAAGGATAAAGGCTCACCCGGAAACTTTGCAGGAAGCAGCTTGCATTGTTCGTGATGAACTTCTGAAAAAAGGAGACCTGTACGATGGCTTTGTGGCAAGTATTTTAAGTGTTCTTAAGCCAAAGGAGCATTATGTTGGCGATGGAGAATCTGAAATCAGTGCCGAATATGGGGCAAATTATCTTGCAGAAGAAATTTTAAACCGGATTGTAGGATTGGAGGAGCATGATGGAAGCGTTTAAGTGGATTGTGACTTGCGGAGATATCATCATGGCGGCAATCACTGGCTGGTTTCTCTGGAAAAATGCGAGAGATGCTGCTTCAGTAGTTGGATTTTCGCTGATGTTGTTTCTTTTTCTGGCAAGTGTCGGATTGATTTTGTGGAGGTGGCCGTAAAATGTACATATGCATGACAGAAGAACAGAAAAAAGTAATCAATGAAACCGGAAATATGATGGTTATTGATTTCAAGAGAATTTTGAACAAGATAAAATTATCGTTTGAAGAATTGTTGGAGACAGTGAGGAATTGTGTCGGATGTTTGGACAAATTCTGGAAGAATCTCTGGAAGCTTCAGGCGAAAGAGAAGTATACCATAGTTCGTAGATTGAACAGGTGCGGATTTAATGAAAAAGAAATTAATGTGATGGTGTTCGGAGCATATCATTGTCGGAATAATTGTTAATCTGTTAAGAACGGGAGGCAAATCAAAATGAAAAATTGGAAAACATGTGCCGTTGTGGTAGTAGGAATTATCTTTTTTGCGCTGATGTGCGTATTCGGTGTTCAGGGAAGCAGGAATAAGGCAATAGGACTGGAGGAAGCTATTGAAACCTCAATGTCAGATATCAAGGTACAAGAGAAACGAAGAATCGACCTGCTTCCGAACCTTGTGGACACGATTAAGCAGTATGACAAGCACGAGGCTGAAACGCTGCAGGCTATTGTGGATGGTAGAGGAAGTGCCGGAGATATCGAGAATGTGACTACTGCAATCACAGCGGTAGCAGAAGCGTATCCAGAACTGAAAAGTAATGAGAATTACAAGCAACTTATGACGGAACTGGCTACCACGGAAAATATGATTGCCCAGTATCGTGAGAGCTATAATAAGCAGGTAGGTACATATAACCGGTATGTAAAAGGATTTCCGGCCAGACAGTTTTTGTCTTGGACTGGCTATGAGGTACTGGATTATCAGAGATTGGACTATCAGGCCCCAGTTGATGCGCCTACGAATTTATTTGGTGAATGATTATGAAAAAGTCGTGGCAGTTAGGACGTTTTGAGATAACAATGCATGAGATTCTGGCCAGTATTACCATTATTGCGGTGATGATGATTCTTGGATTCGTGTTTTCTGGAAAGATTGAAGAAAATCAGATGGACAAGAATGCAGAGTATTACAAGGCAACGAAGATAACTGAGACAGAAATGTTTCAGTACGGAATGGATACCAACATTGGTAACGCATTTGTGTATGGGGATTTAGAAGCGGTTGATACCGTCACTTTCCCGGAAATCGGTGGAGAATACCTGTACGTGAAAAAGGTAGAAGAACATTACAATATGCACACCCGAACGGTTACATATACGGACTCCAACGGTAAGACACAAACACGAACCGAGACATACTGGGAATGGGATTATGCCGGTAGCGAGGAAGTCCATAGCCATAAAATTAGATTTTGCGGTATTGAGATGGATTATCCCAAAGTGGCTATGCCTGGAACGGATTACATAGACACGATAAATGAATCTGGATTTGTGAGATTCAAATATTATGGATGTAATCCGAAATATACTGGCACAGTCTATACTGATTTGCGAGACGGAGCCATGAAAGATGATTCACCGTTTTACGTTGGACAGGACATAGAATCAACGGTAGAGTATTTGACTTCTGGCTTTCCGATAGTGCTGTTTTGGATAATTTGGATTATATTGACCGGTGGTGCAGTGGTTGGGTTTATCTGTCTCGACAACGAATGGTTGGAGGATTAAATGATTTTCACCTATTTTGGAATTATCCTGTTCATTACATACGAATGGGTTCAATTCATATCAAAAAGACCTGCAAAGCAGGCAATACGACCGAATCAAGCCGGTAAGCACGGGATTCCTTACCCTTGTGAGCGGTCGAGGCATCCAGAGTAGCTATTGCCCATGGTGCAACTAGATAATGCGGATAATAATGTGGAATCCCAAGAAACATTATCTGGCGCATCGGGGCCAAAGTCAGTGTAGTCATGCGGTAAACTGTTGAAAAATCCGCAAAATTGCAAAAATCCAATCTAAAATACGAATCTGGTATAGTTGCTGGATTCGTTAAGCCAAGTATCCTAACGGTGGGGAGCGGTTTTGAAAATCGTGGACTGTAAAAGGTTAGAGGGTTCGACTCCTTCACTTGGCGCTCCGCATTATGCTGAAAGTGCGGAATCTTTGACATTTTGAATCTCCCCCTCATAGCTGTTTGCTGTTAAGGCAGAGCGAATCTGCCGTGAGGGTTTCTGCGAATAGTCCTGACGACGAAAGGCTTAACAGATAACCGGTCAATTTCTGGGTAGCTGATGGAGGCTCATCACCTCTGGTTCGCATTGGAACGATTGAACCATGCAGCATATGCTCTGGCTGCTTCTCGTTTGAGGTAGGTGGATTATAGTTGGCAGACGTGTCACCTGTATGGGAGTTCCATGAATGCGCTTTTGCGCGCAGAGTAAACTGTTCAAATCCTGCATGTCCTTGCAGACATAAGATGGGCGGCAGCCGGATAAGCCATATAAACCGACCTTGGAAAGCAGGAGCTAACTGCTGCAGGAGAGATAGGTAGGCTTTCCAATCTTCCAAATGCTACGGCGCCCCGTATAAGCCGTAGAAAAACTTATCAGCATTTACTCAGTCACCAAATTTGGCTAGTGTACGGGAACGCCGATGTGGACGGATTTGAGGTGCTGATAACATTCTGGAGTACATAATCGGCGCCAAAGCGTGTCTGGGGAGTTTCAAGGAATGTTTAACTATGTTTGGGAATATCGCAAATGACGTTAAGAGGCGATACGGGATTTTGACGGGAGTTAGAAAATCAGAGTGGAAGAGGTCTGAAAGAGCGGTATTATAGCATCATGCTGCGGAGGCAAGCGAAAGCGACAATAAGGAAGCAGACCATAAGAGGGTGAGCTGTGTGGGACTATTCCCTCTTGACACCGGGAAAGACTGGATATGTGCACATATTTAAGTTGTCGGTGAAATGCTTGAAACCGAACTGGTCTTGTATGCACTATGTGATGGCGCGAAGCCGCCGTATACACGCGAAAAGTTGGGAGTAAGGGCGAGATTTAATCTTTATCTGGAATCCAGAGAAAACTCCATAGCGCAAACGCATGGCGCGATAAAAATGTTGCTAACGGGCGCAGGCCCGTTCTGGGGATTTAGCTGAGAGGCATAGCGATAGGTTGTTAATCTATGTACATCGGTTCAAGTCCGATAATCCCCTTTAGCGAAAACCAGGTGACTTACCCTTCCATAGCCAGATATTCCTGGGTTCGATGCCCAGAGTGTCCATTGTAGTAAAAGTTTATTAATCGTAAAGGTGTGTGTATTATGAGATTTATTAGAGAAACCAATCATTCTTCTGCAATTATTTGTGGAAAACTTTATAGAACAAATAATGCGGAAGTAATTGGTGAACAAAATGGTAGAAAATATTTTATGACTCTTAGAAGAAACTTCTTTTCGGCAAAATGTGAATTTGAAAATTATCGAGATGGATTTGGAGATGGTCACATAATTACTACTTACTCTGATATTAGAATGGAATCAGTAGAAAAAGCAAAAGAGATTCTTGGATTTACTGATATTAAACGATATTGTGAAGTTTTTGGACAAGTAGAAGAAGCATAGATTTATGGGCTATCGCCAAGCGGTAAGGCACAGGACTTTGACTCCTGCATTCGTTGGTTCAAATCCAACTGGCCCAGTTTTGCACATTGATGATTTCATATTTGGTAGCGTGGCAGAGTTGGTAAATGCGACGGTCTTGAAAATCGTTTGTCAGAAATGGCTTGTGGGTTCAAATCCTACCGCTACCGTTTTATCCTTATCTCTACTCAGTTGACACCACTGCAATGGTTCTGACTGATGGGAGATGTATGGATAGTAGTTGCTCATTATCGGTTAACGAAAAACTCGCTCGTTAGTACAATTTGCAGATTGAAAAACGGGTGGCATGGTTTGGGTCGGGCAGGTTCGACTCCTGCGGCAACTATTTGGAATTTTGCACATTGAGAATTGAATATTGATGGTTGGCATGGTATAATAAAATATATTTCAATCCACAGACAAAGGGGAGCCCCATGGATAAAATTAAGAAAATATGTAGAAAATGTGGAATGGTATATGATGGTTCTGCTCACTCGTGGTACTGTCAGAACTGTAAACAGCGTATACTAGAAAAACAAAGAGAGGAAAATATCTTAAGAATAAAAGAAAGACAGATTGAAGGTACATGTATTATATGTGGAAAATCATTTGTAGGATATCATGCAAAAGAGACATGTAGTCCCGAATGCGATAGGAAATTGAAAGTATTACGTCAAAAAGGACATGAGGTTAAGAACGAGACAAAGAAGAAAATTGCTGAGAAAAATTGTTTGAAGTGGCATTTAGTTAGTCCGGATGGAAAGCATTATGTTTTTTATAACTTGAAACAGTGGGCAAGAGATAATTGTAATTTGTTTGGATTTGAGAGCAATGAAAAGAATGCAATAAAAATTGCAACAGGAATTTGCCAAGCTAAAAAAGGAAAAACGGTCATTACATATAAAGGTTGGGAAGCCTTTGATGGGAACGAAGAAAAAATAGCAGCAGGAGTTGGACAAGGTAAGAGGAGAAAAAAATGTAATTATAAAGACTGGGAAACTCTTTATGATAGTAAAAAAAACGATCCAAACAATATTTGTCAACTTTATAACGATGGATATAGCATAAATCGAATTCATACTATGACGGGTTTAAGTGCCTCAAAGATCCGAAAAATATTAATTGAAGAGAATTTGTGGGTTGATACCTTGTCTGTGAAAATTTCTAGGCTTCTGGCTGCTGGAAAAACTACGGATGAGATTTCTAACTTATTAAATGTATCCCCAAAAGTTATTAATAGTCGGAGTCCTTATAGTAAAGGAATGTACAACTGGAAACCTTCAAAAAATGCTTTGAGTGTAAGAAAGCATAGAGAAAATAAAAAAAATAAAAAACATTAATATGTTATACCAACCATCAATATTCGGTGGTTGGTTTTTTATTGCTTAAAACTATATAAATGAGAGGATTATTTATGATGGACTTTATTCTATTCCAGTAGTGGATATTTTAAAAATTAAGTGGTTAAGGGGTGAAAGTAAGGAACTATGTTAAAAATATTCTGTGAGTATCCATATGTAGTTGCGAAAGTAGTGCAAAGCGTGGATAAGCGTTGTTTTCCCGCCATTCAAATATATCCTATGTATTTATGCAAAACTGAGACGGACGCTATGGACTGTATGAAAATTCGCAAAGCAGAGCAGGAATCTTTTTTAGAAGAATTTGAAATTCATGTAATTAAAATAGTTGGATAGGATGGGTGACAAATTGCGCGGATTATTAGTGGGAAGCAAATGGTATGTTTGATATTGGAAAATCCCGGAGTAAAGGCATGGATGAGCGGACAATAAAGATTCTTCAGGACATCAATGAGAATAACCAGAAAGTGTTTTTATCCACCCCATATCCGAATCTCCGCAAGAAGGAGAAATAATTACTGACCAACGCCATATTGATAGATATTGGGTTGAATTTAATCAATGTATGAAGTGTGGTGCTGTGTGTGAGGAGACACAGCTTTGGAATTTTGAGGGCGAAGCGAAGAAAATAAATCCCAATATCAAAGTTGTGGAAAAATGAGGTGGTTATATGCAGGTCACAAAACACGCCAAAGAGCGATTGAAAGAGCGGTGCGGTCTGAATGATAAATCTTCGGAGCGGATGGCAAAAATTGCATATGAGAAAGGTCTTCGTCATGGTGATTTGACCGGCAATCTGAAAAAGTGGGTGGACAAGCAGTATTTCTATAATCGTAGAGCGAACCAGATTCGGCTTTACGGGGATAAGGCGTACATATTCCATAACCAGAACTTAATTACTGTGATTCAGATACCGCATAACCTTGTCAAAGAGGTTATGCGGATTAGTAAGAAGGGGAATGAAATTTGATTATAGCAAGAGTGGTTGATTTTATAAAGTCATGGCTGTATTATCCTGAAATGAAACGGTATTTAAGAGAAAAATGTAATGTCTGTTATCAAAAAAGCAGAGTTAAGTACGCATGGTGGCATTGCCATGTGGGTAAGTTGAAGAATCGGAGGTAGTTCTATGTTTGATATTGAAAAAGCCAGGAGTAAGGGAATGGATGAACGTACAATAAACATTCTTCAGGACATTAACGAAAATAACCAAAAAGAGGAATCCTGCAGCCGACATGGGTTTGAACGTAAGAAAATCAATGGCCTGCCGAAGTATCGTTGTAAGAACTGTGGTTGTGTGGCGGATGTTTCTTTCGTGAAAGGATATATGAGGGGATTAGAGCATGTGAAAATCAATTATCAGAAAGAAATCTTAAATGCGACACCAAGTCCGAGGGAGGCTTGAAATGGAAATAAAGAAAATTATAGCTGATAAGCGTCCAATGTTCTGCTGTGAGTGTCCATTAAATGTTTCGACCATTAGAACCTTAAAGAAAGGCCAGTGTGGTAAGCAAGAAATTTTTAGAAATCACAGCGGATGGGACGTTGGGGGAAAAGTGCGGACGAACGGTGTTTGATTGAAGTGGAGGTATAGCATGGCAAGTATCATAACGAAAACAGATGATGGAAGTTTTTCAGTGGAATGTCCACTCATAGATATTGGCAATAAGGATTATGTCAAGAGAACGGATTATGAGGAAGTAATATTAAAAGCACTTGATGAGGTAGAGAAGTATAAAACGGCTTTTGAGAATGCAAAACAGAAGAGAGATAAACTGGTTTCTGAAATGCAGGCACATATTGACTGCCTAAAAGCCGAATTACTGGAAGTACAGTGCCACTCTGATAAATTGAAGCAGGAACTGGAAATTAAAGATGGAACGAAGATGTTCGATACGCTTATGGAAAACTCTTCAGGAGAGGCGAAGGAACTTCTTGCCCGACATCTGGTTGAAAATCTATGCTGTGTTGAATTGAATCAGAAAGACAAGGGACTGATTCTTCCGACAGAGCCTATTGATGTAGCTTCTATGCTTATCAAGACTACGGTAACAGTTAAAACAAATCCAATTAAAAAGGTGTTGGCTCAAAACATTCCAGATGAATATGAGACAGAGAAATATTCTAAAAGCGATTTGCGGCAGATTGCGAAGCATTTGCTGGCGTACTGCAAAAATGTAGAGAACGAGGATTGATTGAGCGGAGGTATAGAGATGATGAGCATGGAAGATATTGATTGGTTGAATCGGTGCAAGCAAGACCCTGGGAAATATCGAATTGATGTTGACAATGACTGCATATTTGTAACGGATTTGCAAGCAGATGATTGTGTACATACATTTTCAAGCTACGGATATGAGTTTGCACAGGAACTGTTGTGTTTTTCCGGTTATAATGCAGAATTTGTATAGGGACGGGAAATGGAAACGTATCGAGATTTATAAGTGCCGGTTGTGCGTAGAAGAACGAACCGACTATTTTTCACCAGAAGTTTGCCAGTGATTGATAAATGGAATGATGGATGAAAAAGTACTGGAGCAAATGGGACTTACGTTATTTGATAGGTATCATCAATGGAAGAATGGAGATATAGGGGTGATGGAGTTTCATGGACTCAGAAAGATTGGGTGATAGAAGCATGATTTTTTTTGCAGAATTAGTTTTAATTGTAATAGGGTTGATAGCGATTGGAATTGGAATTATTTTTAACAATGTTGTTACACGTAAGCGGGTCATCCTCAACCAGAAGGAATGGGATGAGTATTGCAAAGGTATGACGGATGATGAAAAAAGGGAGGCTTTTTTTTCGTGGTGCGAAGAAAACAAAGCAAAGCATTGCTGGCCGCATTACTATTATCCTTGTTGGAATAAAGCGAAAGGTTGAGTGATTATGCCACCAAAAGATTATAGAGAAAGAAAACCCTTCTTAATAGCAGATAGTGGTATAGTGCTACCCCATATGGATGAAATTCCTGAGTTACATATTGATTCAGAACTAATTGACGAAGAAACTCAGAAAATGCTTGATGCATTACGCGAACCAGTCGAGTTGAGTTTTTCTTTCAATATGCCGATATCGCCAGGAGAATTAATCCTTATTATGTGTGGTGGATGTACATGGGAGCAGATACAACAAAACAATTGGCGGAGGCTTCACGGATTGCCAATGAGGAGGAAAAATGTATCCAGTAGAATTTCCAGAACAGAATAGCGTATTTGTAGCAGAAGGATGTGACGATTTGCCAGCCTGTAAGCAGTATAATGAGCAGTTTGCGACCGATGAAGTGATTTCTCTGTGGCATTTTTCGGATGATGATTTGGCAGATATATTAAAGCAAATTAAGGCTGGAATTAGACCGGCAATTCATTTGGATGTGATTGGCGGTCAACCTCCGGTAAGTATGTGGGTAAGGAAGAATGAAGATTGATGATAACACAATCAAAAGGATTGAACAGGCTTTTGGAATCCAATTGTATAACTGGCAGAAGGATTATCTGCTTGGAAAGCGAGATATAATTCGGTCAGGACGGTGCAACGGAAAGACGTTTGCTTATTGCATCAAATTGCTCTTGTCGGACGGAGATCCGATAAAGCGCAGAAAGCTGTGTAAATACGCAGATGGTTATGGAAACCGATATCGGGAATGTTTTGCCGGATATGCGTTGGAAATCAATGATAAACTGGTGAAAGCAGGATTTGAAACGAGGGTGCAAAATTTATGAGGGGGAGGATTTATGCTGTTAGTTGCAAAACAGGATGAGGTCGATAATTTATTTGCAATATGGGATACGGTTACAGATAGATTCCTTGGTGTAAATCTAAAAGAATCGGATGCGATAAGTATTATCATGAATAAAAAAGACTGTTCTGAAGAAGATGCACATAGTCGTATTGCCCATCCTGCTATGTTTTCGGAGATTGCAAAGCATATTATGTGGGAATTTGAGACAGACGTTGATAAAATAATACATTTCTTTGAAGCGGAAATAGAACAATGTAAAGATAGGATATTAAGGGAGTCAACCTGCTTTAATGGGGTACAAGTAGGAGTTCGCGCGGCGGAAATGCTGAACCAGGAGCATATTAATTTTTGTCAGAACATCATTGACCGGATAAGGAGCGATAATCTATGAACAATGGAGAATTACATATTGGAATCGATTGGGGCGACGGGGACAAAACTGGTGTTTCGTTGCTATGTGGTAACTGTCACCAAGTTATCGATAGTGGCATTTCTGAAAACATGTTCTGCGCGCCAGTTCGGATTCAAAGGAACTGTCCGAAGTGTGGGGCTAGATTTAGTAAGATTGTGGGGAGGATGAAGTAAATGGATAAACAAGTAGCAAAAATAATATACCGGTGTCGGAGATGTGGTCAGGAATTTGAGAAGGATGGAGTATATATTTCCGAGGATTTCAAGGTGAATGGAGTAGAGGTCCTTACTGGTTCAATTTATGCCTATCATCAATGCGAAGATGGTGTGTTTGGTGTTGGGGATTTGATTGCGGGCTACATAAGGGAGGAATGAGAATTGAACTTTTCAAATTATATGTCGCCGCCAGAAGATGGATTTGATGGGCAGGCAGATATAAAGGCAGGCTGGGTAATCTGCCCTTACTGTTTGAAAAAGCAGTTTAAGGTCAATTCTGATACGAAAATTGAGAAAATGCCATATAAGTGTAAGAACAGTAAATGCCGGAAGGAGATGGTTGTAAATGTGGAGTAGGATAAAGCATTACATGAAATGGAAATTCATGACTGGTCATATTAGCATTGGAAGTTTAACGGTGTATGGGAGAAATGCTATGCACTGGGGAGTGCAGTTACATACCAAGAAGTATGGGTATATTTGTTTTAGACTACCTCTTTTGTGTGATGGGCATTGGTGGCCACTATACTTCTATTGTAGTCCAAATGCAACACCTTGGGCGGCAACATTTATGATTGGGAAGAAACATGACTGCGATGATTGGGCAAAATCAAGAGTTCGTAGACTTTGCTTAGGGCATAATTTTGATGTTCATGGTTGGAATAAAGAATATGAATGCGAAAATTATGATATTCTTCGCGGCATAAATAGGGGCCTTGCAACGAGATGTTGGTATTATCAAAAATGGCAGAAAGAACATCCCAAACAGGATTAAGTTAAAAATTATGTCGATTTAAACCAGTGCCTAATGAGCCTTCGACCTTTGTGAAATAAGCAGAGGAAGGAGGTTTTTCTATGGATTTCCAGGAACACCGGGAAATAATCAAAAAATTGAAGCGGCAAATTACAGAGCCGCCATCTTTGGACATTTTGCAACTTCTTTTGTCCGAACTTCAATACACGATGCAGGATAACCCGGATTTGGGTGCAGATGAACGAAAATACGTGTTTTCTTACTCTGGGTTTATCAAACGATGGTCGTTACAGCGACTACAGCAGACGCTTGACCCTCAATGGGACAAGTTATACTGGGATACGATGCTATTTGAAGCTAGAAACCGTGTGGTGGACAGCTACTTGATTTATCTGGAGAAGAATCGTGACCCAGAAGATAGATTCTACGAGCCGCGAAGAAGCCATTTTATAAAACTGGGATTAATAGATGCCTTGCAGGGGCTTATTGACGATAAATACGATATTGTCAGTTTATCAATGCCACCCGGAACAGGAAAGACGACTCTGGGGGAAATGTTCCTTTCCGGATTTATGGGATGGTTCCCGGACTTGTGCAACCTGTTTTCTTCCCATAGTGGTCATGTCACCAGAATGGTGTATGAGGTATTGTGTAATATCATTGGTGTTGGTTTGAAATCTGGCCAGATACCAGAATATACTTGGCGAGAAATTTTTCCAGATGTTCCGATTGAAAGTTGTAATGCGAAGGAGCAGGAAATCAATCTAGGGAAATTTAAGCCATTTAAATCTATTACCTGTCGAGCGTTGGGGGCTTCCCAAACAGGCGTTACCCGATGTGAGGGGATTTTGTATTGCGATGACCTTTGTTCTGGAATTGAGATGGCATTGTCCAAAATACGTCTGGATAAACTCTGGACGATGTATAGTACAGATTTAAAGACCCGAAAGAAAAAAGGAAAACGTGGGAGGACCTGCAAGGAACTACATATTGCGACTAGATGGTCTGTATGGGATGTAATTGGGCGTATAAAAACTATCTATCAAAGTAATAAGCGCTGCCGTTTCATTTCAGTGCCGGATATTGACCCGGCAACAGGGGAAAGCAATTTTGATTATGATTATGGCGTTGGATTCGATGTGGAGTATTTTGAAGATATCGAAAAGTCGCTGGATGATATTACATATAAGTGTTTATACAAGAGTGAAGCCGTAGAACGCGAGGGAATCCTCTACAATCCAGATATGTTACGGCGGTATTATGGAGAGCTGCCGCCAAAGGAGCCAGATGCTATATGGGCGTTCTGCGATACGAAAGATACGGGTACGGATTATAACTGCTTAGGGGTGTTCTATCAGTATGGGGAGGATTATTATCTACATGATGTTGTATTCCAGAGCATTGACCCCTATTTGCTTGACGACTTGAATGCAGAATGCCTGGTTCGGAACAATGTTCAGATTGCGGTATTTGAAAGTAATAAAGAGGGTAGCAGAACTGGCGATAAAGTTCAGGAGAAGGTAAGAGAAAAAGGCGGTCGTGCCAGTATTGAAAAGAGATTCACGACCCAAAATAAGGAAACGAAAATTATTGTAAACAGTCCGTGGGTAATCCAGCATGTGTTATTTAAACACCCAGAATGCTATGAGGTTAAATCTGACTATGGTCAGTTTATGTCGTGGCTGTGTGCATATAGCCAGTTAGCGAAGAACCCTCACGATGACGCACCAGATATGGTATCTATGTTGGCAGTGCATCAGAGTGGAGGAAACTCCGCTTCAGTAAAGATTATGCAAAGACCATTTTAGAAGGAGGACAAGTATTATGATTACAGTATTGACAAGAGAATATCTGGCAACTTATGTGTACCTGGAATCTGAAATCAAAAGAATTCGGGGCAGAATAAAATATTATGAAAATCATCCGGTTCAGCAACAGTATGGCATCGTAAAAGGCTCTATGAAGCAGTTTCCATTTACTGAATGTCATTTTGTGGTTTCTGGTCCAACTATAAAGTCGAACTCAGAACGGGAAAAAATGGTACGCCAGTTGATTATCGACCTCAAAGGTAATGAACAACTTTTTGAAGATATGAAATTAGATATTGAGACTTTTTTGGAAACACTACCTGCTGAGGATATTGAAATTAAGCATATTTTAGGATTAAAGTATGTAGAACGCAAATCCGATGGAGAAATAGCGAAGAAATTGAATTATAGCAGGAGGACCATAGGACTTAAGATTGATAAGTTTCTGAATGCGATTCAAAAAGAAAAGAAGTAGCTTGAAAAGCGAATTTCAAGTCCATTTGGACAAATTGGAGAAAATTATGTTAGATATAAAAAAGTTAATCGATGAAGAACTAAAAACGTATTGGAATGCCTGTATAAAAGCATTAAGCAGTAAGCCATATGCGTATATGGCGGCGGATGAATTAGAGAAAGAAGAACCATATATAGCAGCGATGTGTATGCAAGAGGAATTTACTGAAAGAGAATTAGGTTTGCCTAGACAGAAATAAAACAATGATACGATAAAGCCCGACACATATATGATAATAAAAGTCGTGTAGCTTTCCTGCCGTCTCAAAATTACTTGGTAGTAATCAGAAATGCAGGGACAAGCTGGAGATTCGTTACTGCCTAC